GATCTATCCCTACGAAAATAGCAGGAGCACCATCCCATTTAACTGTGGTCTTTAATTTACTTGTAGATTTACCTTGAAGCATTTTTCTTAAATCATAAAGAAAGTTGATTGCTTTTTTTGTACCTGCTAATCCTTCATTAAAGACTAAGTCTTCTAAATGCTCCATATGAGCATTAACTGATTCTACAAGGTATTCATTAAATTGTTTCATGCTTTTTTTAATAGTATTCTTAAAAATCTTGGTGTGAGTGCACCCTCTGTTGTTCCTCTAAATTGAAATTGAACTTTATATTTGTCATCATTTATTTGTGCTAAAAATGAAATTGCTGCATATTTTCTTTGTCCAGTTTCAGGATATCTATATTCTGGTGTTGACAATATAATTATTTTATGATTATCGCCTTTAATAACATCAATGTCATTATTTCCAGGAGATACTTTATTAACGATTACAACATCTCTTCCGAGAGCTTGATTAATAACATCAATTAAATTTCTTTTTACATTTGTAAAATCTTTTGGTGTTGCAACTTTAGCTGCATATTTTGCACCAAATCCAGCCATACCAACTCCAGATAATCCAAAATAAGCATATGCCTTAGGTTTGTTAGTTTCATTATCAAAATATGATACTGTAGTCCCATTATAGATATAATAAGAATCAGTAAATTTAAGAGAACAAAATATTTTTTTATCCGAACCAGTAGTAATATTAATATCGCTTACAGTTTCTCCTTCGTTATTATTAATAGTTATTTTGTTGTTTGACCAAGATGATGTTCGTTTTGAATTTTGTTTACCAACACTTTCTGCTAAAAATAAAGAAAGTTTTAACGAATTTATTTTATATTGTGCTATAAATTTTTTATTTTCAAAAATTGCTTGAATTGTATCTCCATGTTTTAATTCTTTAAAAGAAGATCCCTTAAAATAGTTATTCAAATCATTTGTCAATTCTTCTTCAAATTTTCTACCACCTGAACCTTTAGAGGTTAAAGGTTTGAATATTATACCACCTTTAAATATTGGAACTAGCCCATTTCTATCTGAGAATAATTTGAATGTATTGAATGAACTACCAGTCTTAGCTTCTTTATAAGATTTTACAAATGATTTTGGATTGTTTTTAATTTTATCTAATTTATTTTTAAATTCGATGTAGCTAGAATTTCTTTCATTTTTCGTTGGTAAATAAATATAATAATTATTTTTATCTTGTACTATTTTAGCTGGTTTTATTTTAAAAACATTAGATAATTTGTCTTGTATTATTTCCGAAATATATTGTTCTGGTGTTGTAGCCATTAGAAATACTTTCGTTTAGTCCAAGTTTGTCCAGACAAATTCATTTTTTCAATCCATTGAATAAACAATCCTTCTTCTCTACCCATTGCTTCTATTTCCCATGGTTGATCCCAATAACTTACTTTATTTGAATTAATAGTGTCTTTTTTAAATTTAGTAATAAAATTATCTTTAGTTTCTCTCATCTCACCAGTAGCCCATTGTTTTACATGAACCAACTCGTGAGCAATTGTTTCAAGCATACTTCTCATTTTTAATTTTGAATCTATTTCTATAAGGAAGTCTTTTGGTGGTATATTTGAATCTTCGTAATAGGTAGTTTCACCATACGAATCTGTTTTTTTGTAGAGTGTTGGTTTAAACACTATACGAATATCTAATGTATTACTTAGACGAGATGAAATGAGTTTGTCAATACAAAACTCAGCTAATGATTTAGCTAGTTTTTTCTGTTCTTTTGTTCCCCCTCTAAAAGTAATATATGCCATACCATTATTTAGGTTAAAAACGAATCCAATTAATTATAGCAATTAAAGACCAAATTACATAGAAACAGTTCATTAAAATACGTGGTTTATCTGAATCTACACTTGCTGCATAGAACCAACAACTAGAAGATATAAAAGCGAGTACCCATCCCCAAACTTGAAAAGATAACACTGCACTTCCAGTGCAAAGTGCTGCAAAAATACCTGAGATAGCTGCAGTCCATCTTGCGAAAGAATCAAACTTTGTTTTCTTTAATAACTTTATTTTTTTTATTATCAGCATAATATAGTTCTGGCTTTGGTATTTCTTTTAAAGAAATAATTTTAGCATTTATATAATTTTCAATTCTATTTCTCGCATCTTCTTCAGTATCAGAATAAAACCAAGATTTTATTTTATTTTTACTCTCGTTAAGTATTATTTCAAACTCCCAAGCTTTGTTTAAACGATCTTTCATTTAAACATATCCTTAATAACTTCCCAAAGTGATAATGTTTTGTAATTGTCAACTTCTTCGTTTCCTTGACTTTGTCCTGATGGATTTATTGATTCTATTTCAGCTAACCAATTAGAATCGAACGAATCATATTCATTATATTGTTTATTCATAATTTCATCTATTGCCCCATAATTCTAATGCTTTTGTCATTGTAATTTTATTCCATTTATTATTTAAATATTGTTCAAATAGAACAGCAACAGTCATACATTTTATATCACTGTTTTCACAATTTAATCCATGGGGAATTGCAACATTTACAATTGATGGTCTTCTTATAAGTTCTGAACAAATAAGTTCACAATCATTATCGTGATATTTTAATGTGATTTTATCTTGATCTGTCTCTTGATCCATCTCATAATCTCTATCATCAATCCATTCATATACAGGTATAGCCATTCCGTTTTTAAATTTAAACCATTCCATATAAGCATTAGAATCACCATAACTAAAATTCATTTTAACTGAACCACTTGGTGATGCTGAATCAATATGAATACCTAGTTTTCCTCCAGCTGGAGTGACGAATAACTCTATTTGAGCGATTTGGAATATATCAGTTTCAAAAGATTTAAGATTAGGTGATGCATAATTTTTATCTAAAATATGTTTTCCTGTAGGAAATTTTTTAATTATTTCCATATTTTGTAGTGGATCAAATTGTTCTTTTAAATGAAAAAAAAAATTAGAATCGTATTGTTTATTCATATATTTCAAAGTGATGATTAATTTCTTCTATTGTTTTATTTTTTCTGCTATACTGTTTTTTATTCTTTACAATCTTTTGTTTAAACTTGGGTGTTCTTAAAGACTTAGCTACTGGATTTCTTTTCATGTTTAAATACCCAATCTATAAAGTGTCCCATTCTTTCAAATATATATCCTATGAATATTGTAAATATCATAAGAGAGAATAATGTTGCTATAACTATCCAGAATAAAATATTAACAAATCCCCAAAGGATTGTTCTAATCAACGATGTAATCATTTAAAACCTCTTTCATGTTTGATATTGGCATTCCCCAATCTTTTGGTAAAGCTGGTGGATTAGTTCCATATGGATATAGAGTGACAGAAATTGCTTTTCTTGGCTCACTATATGTTCGTACACTATGTGGTTGACCACTCACTATACAAGTTGGTGTTCTTACAGTAGTTCTTTCAACTTCTTCAACTTCATTTTCTTCAAAAGTATAACTGTAGTCATCATAACGTCCATCGTTTTGTTCTCCGTCAGTTGCTCTTGGTATCCAAGATGGTTTTGGTTTAAACCAAAGATTATGATGGTCTCCTTTACTATAAGCCCAATTTAATTTACATTTTTCTGAGAACTCAACAGCATCAACATGTATTTCCATTTTATAATTTGCTGGAAATGAAAACACTTCAGCATCCCAATAGAGTAATTTATGTTTTTTAAAAAACTCAACAGCTTCTGGATTAAAATATTGATTTGGTACTTGTATAAAACAAGGTGGTAGATTGTGAAACCACGTCATACCTTTTTCACTTAAAGGGTCTTTAAAAGGAAGTTTTAAATGAAAATAATTATTAGCCATTAAATATTTCCTTGTTTGTCATATCCTTTTCCCAAAAGTATAATTTAATAGTCTTATTAATTTTTGAAATACCTCTTAATACTTTTTTATTATCTTCAGTATGCTCGATTGCACCAATTGAGTTAATCGCATCATTCTTAAACTTTACTACATTGTTCACAGTTCTTGGTACATTTAATAAAGATAATGAAATTACTCTTCCAGGAAAATATTTATTTAACCAATTCATCGTTATTTCCCATGTACGTTGGTCTTTTTTCCTTGCTGAAATTACATGAAACTTATCTTCAGTTGGTTTATATAATGGTTCAGCAGAATTATACCAATCGTATAAAAATTCTTTTCTTGCTCTTCTTTCATCCCCATTCATATGTCCCCATTTTTTTATATTTGGTGGTGGGTTTAGTGCAAGAACACCATCCATATCATAAGATACTATCATAATAAAATTAAATCTATATTTGTTTCATTTTGAATAATTGATTTTTGTTTTTCCCAAATCAATTTACGTTTTTCATCTGATAAAGATGTAAATTTAGTTAAGTCCTCTGCAGTTTCTACAGGATATGTCCAATTTAAACCATTATTTCCAGATGGTGCACAAACTGGAATACCAGCATAAAGTGCATGAAAAGCACGACCAGTTCTCCATCCAGATGTTTTATGCTTACTATCATAAACAGTTAAACATCCTTTATAATTTCTATAAAATTTTCTTCGATCTTTTTGTTGTGGATTTTCAATAACGTTTATATTAAAATCAGTCCACTCTTTTGGTTTTCCTGATATCTCAATATTCGGTGATTTTAAAAATTCTTTGAAGTATTTTGTTCTTCCATTTGGTCTTCCGATATAAACAGTTTTATCTATATTACCATTTGAAAAAGATTCAAATGACATTCCATTCGCCATTGGTAAATCTACAACTCTTACACCTATTGGGCATTTAAGAATTGTTGAAACTTCTGCAGAGTTGGTTGCGTTTGCTGCGACTACCCATCTATCCCATTTTTCATTTGGTAATAACTCCCAAAGAAATGGTAAATCAGGATCGTCGTTAATGAATATTATTTTACCAGAATGTGACTTAATCAGTTCAACTGTTTTGTCCCAATCTTTTTTATAGAATTGTAAATTTGTTCCACCAAATTCTAATATAAGTATATCACAATTTGTGTATGTATCAACAGATGTAAATCCATCTGCTGCTGTTGCTTCTGTTGGTGTTGAAAAAGGAATTATTGAATAACCAGATGCGAATAAGTTCTTAAAGAGTGCAATTCTTTTTTCTACCCATGCGCCACGAACACCAGATTCTTTATTTGTTAATCCTATTTTACCAGATACTCTCCGATAACCAAGTTTTAATCCCTTGTTTGAAGAATTAGCAGTATAATACCAATCTAGTGCTCGTTCCTCTCCTAAAAATTCATGGAGAGACATGGTTAAAAAAATGCTTCAAGTGAAGATTTATTTGCTTCAGGATGGTATTTGTATAATGTTTCTTTACCTAATTTAGATGTTAGATAATCATACCATTCTTGATCTTTCCACATATTTTCTGAAACTCCATTCCAAAGTTCTCTTTGTAATGGATGGTTTTTATTTCTACGTCTGTCCTCGACGTAATTTTTTCTTGTTAATTCATAATTCCAAGAGCCAAGTTCTAGCATCTTTTCTCTGAAATAACATACGAAAGAAATACGTTCTGCTTCAGGATCTTCAACAATCATTTCAGTATTTCCATGAATACCCTCGTGATTATTAATTAATAATAAATCTCCTGGACGTATATTTACAGCAACTCTGTATTCTGGCAGTACTAGATAACCTCCTTTGTACTTACCATTGTTTGATACTACTGTAAGATTACTGAATCCTTCATTTAAATCACCAGCATCTCTATGTGCTGCTGTTCTAAAAGTTTTATTTACAGTCGCTGTAGTAAATACAGTTCCTGGAATAATAAACTTTGGATCCATTTTATCACATGCTTCTTTTTGTTTCGCAAAACGTTCAGGCAGTAATTGTTTAAAACCATCTGAAAGTTTTTGTAAGAATGGGAATCCCATAGCAAATTTCTCAGGATTCTTTTCAGTGAAAGATGTTGCTCTTCCATAAGGAATACGAGGATATCTATCAAAATATCCAGCAATACCAGACCACACTGCTTGTGCGTATGAAGTTGTTGAAGTCAATTTAGTTTTCACTCGTATTGCTTCTTTAACTATCTCATCACGAGGTAATGATTTTATTTCATTTAACCACTCTTCAAAGATAAATCCTTCATCAGTGACTTTATTCTTAAGCCATACAGATCCTCTAGATCCTGCTGCTGTTTTATCTTTGTTTTTATATTTTTCTGTGATTGTTGTTATAGGATTAGAACCATCAAGTGTAGTTTCATACTTAGATAATGCTTCAAGCATTTCTTCTTGATATTCCGTCACCCAGTCACGACCACCAAGTTTTGAACCTTTTGGTCCTGCTGCTATGCCACGATTTTGTGTTTCGACTGCTGCTTCTCGAAGACCTTTATATGCTAAGTCTTGTTGCTCTTTCGTAAACCAATTTTTTCTAAATTTAAACAGAATGTTTTTCTCGCTGTTTATCCCATCAACAGATGGAGCATAGAAATCACAATCATATTCCACCAAAGTGTCATAGTGTGAATGATCTACAAAAGTCGCAAGCAAATGTTCACAATCAATCTTAGTTGCTGCGGTTATCACTTTTGTTGTCATCTTTTTTCCTTTATGTTATTCATCGAATTTAAACGATGATGTTGTTTCTGCCTTTATTCTTTCACCTATACTTCCTTTATCAAATACAGGTGTAGAATCTCCTGCGTCAGCTAGTGCCATATGTCTTTTCATATGTTCTGTTTCAAGATTATAGACTTTCATCTTGTTTCTTTCAACACCAACGACAAATCTTTTATAATAATTAGGATCGTTATAACGATTCTTTAATTGTTTTACACTTGCTATTCCTTCTTTAATCATATCTTCAGTAGCAATAATCGCAAACATAAAGTCAGCTGTTGCTGGAAGACCGAATGATTCAGAAGTATCTTCTAATCCTAAATCAGAAGAAGTAAATCCTTGTCTTGTTGTTTGAGTAGCAGTCATTATAGGTAAATCATATTGTACTGCTAGTCCTCTTAATTCCTCTGCTATGCTCTTAATAACAGTGTAAGAATTATTATTTCCACCATATTTTAATCTAGCAGAAACACATAGATTTAAATAATCCACGTAAATAACATCTGGTTTAAAATCTTTTTTCATTTTTAGTTCATCAAGTAATGATCTAAAATGACCAACATGGGCTGTTGCTGTAGGAAACTCTTTTATAACAAGTTTTCCTTTAGTTTTTTCTTTTACTCTATCAACACGTAAAGTAAAATCTATTTTCTCTAGGATTTTTAACTCATCCATAGTGACATTTAATAAGTTTGCATCAATACGTTCAGCAATCTTTTCTTCAGACATCTCTAGAGTTATATAGAGTACATTAAGATTATTCATTAAATTTGCTGATGCAAAATGACATAAGAATAAAGATTTACCAACTCCTGTTCCTGCTAAGGCAACATTCAAAGTTTTATTACTTACACCACCACGTGTAATAGTATTAAACAAATCTATATCAAATGGTATTTTTTCTTCTGTACGTTTATAGAAATCAAAACGATCGTCTGCATTTTCAAGATAATCATGACCAACTGATTTGTCAAAAGAAACTGAAAGTGCATCAGATAATAAAGAAGGAATACTATCTTGTTTTCTTACTTTATCACGACCATCTATAATTT